ATTGTTTTTGTTGCTAATTTCATGTTGATTAGTTTTCCTTTTATTTTTTGGATTACTTTTTTAACACCGCGAACTTGTTGTTTTCCTGCTGTTTTAACAAATTCTTTAGCTTTGCCCCCTAAAGTTTTTCCTTTGTAATTTCCTTCAAAATTTTTAAATTTTGTTTTTGTTTTTTTTTGATAGTTAGCTCGTCCCATTATTTTTTCCTCAATTGTTTAGCGACTTTTTTAATATATTTTTTGTTTGGAACCATACCACCTGTTTTATACCCTTTAGGTGATACTTGTTTGTTGTATAGTCTGTTTGCCATTATTTTTTTACTCCTTTAAATATTTGTGTTCCTTTTATACCATAAATACTTGCTACGACAAGTATCCATAAATTTGTAAACCATTTCGGAAGTTCTGAGAACATTTCAAAAAATAGTTTTACCTTGTCCATCGCAGTTGGATCGTCCGATATAACTGCCCAGGCCAAAATTGCAATCGGCGTTGACAATATTATGAGAACGGCCTCGTCCTTCCAGTCAGATTGTCTAGCTTCTAATAATTTACCTTGGTAAGCTTCTTTTCCTTCAGCCATTTTCTGTGCATGCATTAATTGTGCATCAGACATTGCCATCTTCGTTTTCTGACGGTTAGCATAAATTTTACTACCAGCAGAAACGGCTAATTTAATTGCCGAGAACCACATAGGTTAGTACCAAGTTGCTGTTTTTTTCTTTTCCGGTAACATTCTTCTAGTTCCTCTAACTTTTTCCTTATCTCCTGTAGGAATTCCGTTAAAAGCACCATCAGCAGTTGACTTAGATCTAGGATCTATCTCAACATTCTGAGAAGGTATTGCTACTTTTTTAGATTTTTTATAGTTCATCATAAATTATCTCCGTTTTTATATTGTTTTAACTTTTTTATTTGATTTTGTCATGCTTTTTCTTACTAATCGTCTATTTCTACGACAGCAGACTGCATTCCTGACTTAGCAAGGGAAACTCCCGCTCTTAATTTAGCTAAATCTTCGTTCTGTTCTAGTTTATCCTCTGAAATATCTTTAGCTTGCATTAATTTAGCTCTATCTAATTCAGCTTTAGACTCATCCGCTTCTCTCTTACGCTCATTTTCCATAGCTCTAAGATCAACTTCTCTAGATTTTAACTTCAATAAAGGATCTGAATCAAATTGTGATGTAATTTTCTTCTCTTCCTTCATAAACTCTTCAGTCATTTCTGCAATCAAGATAGCTTTTCTTGATTCTATTTTTTGAGTTATCATTTGAATCTGTTGGCCTATCTGAGGATTCATTTGAGCTTGTTGTTGCATCATCATCATTTGTTGCATTTGTTCTCTAAACTCTAATTGAACTTGTTCTTGAGCCATTAGAGAAATATGTTCTAAAATATTTTTCTGAATAGATGCCATGATAGCAGGATTATTTCTAACCATGTTTGTAGACATGAAATTCAAGTGAGATGTAATGTGTGCTCTATGATCTTGGCCTGTGAAAGCTTGAAAAGGTTTAGCTGCCATTGCATCAATGTGCTCTAAGCTTGGATCTTTTGGTGCTGGCGGCGGAGGCGGAGGTAAAATCTGATCTATATTTTTAACTCCTAATGCATTGTACATATTTCTATACACGGCATATAAATTATGAATCTGTGGACTTGATGTTGCTAATTGTAATTCGGTTTGAGCCAAAGTAATTCTTTGAGACATAGAAAAAATATTTGGATCAGCTACAGGTAAAATATCTACTCTGTCATCAAAGTCTAATTGTTTAATCTGTCTTTGCCCACCTACAACATCGTAAGGATAATTTGGTGGAAGATAAGTTGCAATAACTTTTCCTAGTAATTTAAATTCTTGTTTAAGTGCTGTGTACAATCTTTTGTGAATTGCAGACATCACTTTAGATCCTCGCTCAAGGAGAGCAATCGTTGTACCTACTGCAGCGTTTGAATTACCTTCACCCACTTGCATTTCAGAAATAGATGCAAATCTTTGACCTGCTTGAACTACGATACCCATCAACTGTAATAAAGTCTGTGACGGTTCTTTGTAAGGTAAAGGATAGAAAGCGTCTCTTAATGATCCACCGGGTGCATCTACATCTTTAAATTCACCGGGCTGAATAGGAGCTGCTTCATCTCTAACTCTTACACCCCTTTGTTTAAATCCTGCAGGTAGATTGGAGAGCGTACCTGCATCTAGTAATTGACGTAAGGCTGAAGTTGCCGTTCGTGATAAACCGCCAATCATATGTATTAATCCAAAACCATAAAACCCAAGTCCTGGTAAAAATTTAAAATGAACAAAGTATTGAGTTTTATTTTTCTTTGGATCTTCTGCTTTATAATTTCTTCTAATAGATAAAATTTTACTTGATGTCTCATCAATCGTTACAATGTAAGGAAGTTTAATTCCTGTTGGCTCGCCATCAGGACCCATATCTTCAAAACCTTCTAAATCTAAATTAACATGACATTCTAATAACGTGTACATGTCTTCAGGTCTTCCTGATTTTCTAGATCCTTCAAGTTCTCTCTCTTTTTGTTCTAATTTATTTTCAATGTCTGCAGGTTGTCCTAATTCAATATCTTTATAAAAACCTACCACTTGTTGTTTTCTTAAATCATTTCCTGAAATTTTAATTCGATGAATAATTGCTTCCGCATCGTCTAATGAGGTAGCCGTGTACGGAACAATTAAATCATCTGCAGGGACAAACTTTGAAACAGCTCGTCCTAGTAAATCGTCATAGTAAACTTTTTTAAATGCAGAACCTGCTAAAGGTAAATGAAATAACATTTGATCAAACTCAGGTTCGTACTCTTGCATCTGATCCATGATCTGATAGTTCATGAAATCTTTTACACGTTGAGCCTGTTGTTCTTTCATCGGGTTTACTGCACCAAGGATCTGGGTTCTTACTGGACCATCACTTGGTAATAATTCTTTATACGCCATCGCTTGAAACTGAGTTACTGCTTCAGCTAATACAGGATGTGTTGCACCTGATGCACCTTGAAAAGGTTCTGTTCTGTTTTCGTATTTAAATCCTAATAAATCTAATCCGCTTGTGTAAGCTTGTTCCCAATCTTTTCTAGACATTTTGTAATCATTGTAATTGCCTCTAAGCTCATTGCCTATCGGTTCTAAAATATCATCGGGTAATAAATCTGCTAAGTTATCAAAATGGTTTTCTGTTCCAGGAATACTAATCGCACCAGGTTCAAAATCTATGGTTGCGCCACCGTCTTCTTCAGGGACAACTTCTACTGGACCTTTTTCAGGTACAATTTCTTCAACGTTAATTTCTTGCGAAATTTCTTCTTCGCCAGGAATTTTAATTTCTGTTCTTACTTCGTTCGGAAGTGACTTGTCTATGTCTGCCATTTATTTCCAGCCTTTCATTGCTAGTTTCGGTTTACCTTTTTTAACTAAACCACCATCACTAAATGTTTTAGAAATAGATATTTCTCCGCCTTTTGTTTTAGATTTTCCACCTGAACCTTTTGCAGTTCCTTTATTAGCATTGATTCTTACTTTTGTATTTTTACCAACATCAAATTCTTTACCGTAAGTAAAGTTTTTTGTTTTTGTTTTGTAATCATCATAACCCTTCATGCTTTGAGTGCTTTTATTTTTATCAATTCCAAAAGACCCAAATCTTGTATCAATAGTTAAAGCTCCACCTTTTTCATCTGTTTTAACTTTTCCGTCTACGCTTTGTTGGTTTCTTACTTTAGGTGTAACTTTTATAGGTCCTATAAACTTTTTAACCTTACTTTTTTTTGCTTTTGACATTAATAATTTATAATTTATTTTTTCTAATATATTTCCTATATATATAAAAGGGCGTTTTATAGTAGTCTCTGCCCCATGGAACAGCTTATGTGTATAGCACTCGCCATTTACTTCGAGGCGCGTGGAGAAAGCTCTCTTGGCCAGTGGGCCGTGGGCAACGTCGTATTGAACAGGATCCGTGACGCGCGGTACCCTTCTGACGCCTGTGCTGTTGTGAAGCAAGGGCCGTGGTCCGCGGGTCTGCCTGTACGCCACAAGTGCCAATTCTCATT